AAGGTAAAGTAGATCTGGAGGGTTAAGATGGATTTCATCGTAGAACAATTAATTACTTGGTGGCAGTTCACTGTCGTTGGTGTTATTATTCTTATAGGTTGGGTTGCTAACTTATTTGGTGTTGATAATAAGAAAGAGTTGGTTGGATTCTCTTATAAAGAGATGCCGCATATGCAACCAATTAAAATTGACACTGCTGGAAAAGGATTTTGGGGTGCAATTTGGTTGTGGTTTATGGGAGTGCGTCAGTGGCGTATTGGTAAAGATTTTGAATATACATTGAAAGGTGATAAGTATGTGATTCCTGCTGGTTTTGAATTTGACGGTGCTTCAGTACCTAAGTTCTTGGCAGCATGGTTATCGCCTACGGGTGTTCTTTTAATGGGTGGTTTGATTCATGACTACGCATACAAATATGAAACATTAAAGTGTAAGGGTAAAGGTACTATGGGTACACTTACTCAGAAACAAGCAGATATCATTTTCCGTGATATTAATATCGAACAAAATGGATTTCATTTACTTAACTATCTGGCTTATTGGGCTTTGCGTATTGGTGGTTTTGTAGCATGGAATGGACACCGCAAGCGTAACGCGAGGATAGGAGATTAGTATGTTTCTCACAATTACATTTTTATTAGGGTTTGCAGCAGGATGGTTTATTAACGAAAAAGTTGAAGACCTTGCTGGTAAAGTAATGTTCTGGAAAAAGAATGATGATTGAAGTATTATTAGTATTTTCAATTAATGGCGCACCTGAAGAAATCTCAGACCGAATTTTTTATTCAAAACAAGAATGTGTTGAGTTTGTTAATCAGGTGGCACAAATGGATGTAGTCAAAGATGACTACACCTTTAAGTTTGTAGCATCTGATGGCATGTTATTTAAAGGTGAATGCGCAGCAATGAAAGAATGGTTCTTAAAGAAAGGTAGATTAGAAGTTTAATTTAAATTTTCCGTGTCATGAATGTATAACTGAATTAACGCATAGTGAAGGACCTTTAATAGGTCCTTTCTTGCATCTGCATGAGTACCTTTCTTACCATAACGTTGAGCATATTTCATGACGTTACCAATACAAAATCCAGTTCCGTGTCCGCCATCAATAATAAACTCAGTTGCTTGAAATTTATCTTTTGAATAATGCTGACCATAGGTTGAGTCAATATATTCTTGAAACTGACGAATCAACTCACCTTCATTGTATTTGTAATCAATCATCTTTTTTCCTTCTCAAAACATTATAAGGATCTACTTGATCCAACCATACATTACCAAGTGCTGCAACATAAGCATCATATGATTTCATTTGAAACTCAGTCTGTTTATCACCTGGAATAAAAATTTCCTGAAATTCATCAGGAGTAATATCCATTTCAATTTTAATCTTCATTCTTGTGGATCACTTCCAGGATAAATGTAATCTGCAGCTGTTGTGAATTTCAGATCACCCATTTTTTCTGCAGCTTCATCTTTCATTTCTTGAGGATAATACCTCACCATTCCAAAACTTTCTTCAGGATATCCAAAACTACATACCCACTCTGCTAGATCAAAATCGGGCTTGACCCAAAGGTCATATCCAGTTCCACCCACTGCTGCATCTGGTAATGCACGAGGAAACCCATACGCCCAGCCAGCTGGTGTTGGATCAACCATCAATTCGTATTTTGCCGCCATTTTCTTTCTTCCTCTTTGTTATACTCTTCACGATCAAACCCGATTGGAGTCACTTGCTTCATAATTAATTCATCACTCCATGAAGCAAAGTAAGGTTCTTCAGTACGAAAGTGGTCGATAATTTCATTTTTTGTAACTATCGTATAATTTGATACTGTTTCACCCATGTGCCGTTGAGTAAATTCCTTAGTATTTTCCGCAGCTACTTGCTTCTGGACATGATCAAGTAAGTCTTTATCTTCTACTTCATCAGGCACTTCAATGACATATTTCATGTTAAACATTGAAATTGCATTGACCATTACGTACTTACTCATAATTCTACGATCTCCACTTTATCACCATAGTTTTCTTTGAGTTCGTTGTAAATGCCAGCGTTACTCATTCTTAAACCTTGGTATGATTTATATAGATTATACCACGATCCTGATTCAGTGTACACAACTATTTTATCAGAATCGATATCAATATTAATTTCTTTGATTTGGCTACTTATACGCCATGAGTCACCATAGAGATAAGAACCACTCCAACCAGAGAGGATCTTTTGAAACCGTTCGCCCTCATGGTTGACTTCAACGATTACCCATGAGTCTGGTGTGATACCTTGTTCTGCCGGCATCTGCATTGTTTCATCAATCATTATCTTTTCCACTCATGTTCACAATCTGGACACTTCCAATGAGTCGTGCTGTCTTCTTCCATACTGTAAATGCCGATCTTCAAACCCCATCTACCGTGTTCTCGTGTTGCACCGTATGATGCTGCTGCCTCATCTGCTTTGTCAACATCTCCATAACGATCAAAGAAACTATCCCAAATGAGTGTGTCATCAAAGTCCTTACCGCAATTTGGGCAGTATCCATGTTCATTCATCGTTTTTCTCAATAAAAATTTTCAGTGTGCGATCATCATCTTGGATGTCGTGGTCCATATACTCATTGTCTTTGAAGTATCGAACATACTCACGTCCCTTTGAACCAATTACTTCGACACGAGATATTTTTGAAAACTTTCGTTCGCGCTCTAACACACCCACCCTCTTGTATAACCACCATGCATACCCTTGCAGCTCTTCATGAGTCAGGTTCTTGATAGTTCCAGGAATCTTATCATATTCAATACCTTCCAACTTTGAACTTGCTTCGAACATTTCCATTTTCACGGCATCGTAGAGTTCTTCTTTGATTGCTTGTTTCTTAGCGCGGAGTTCTTCAATCTCTTTCTCTGTTAATTTCTCACTCATCTGCCCACCGAATCTTTTTACCACTTGCAGCTTCATAATGCGCAACGAGATTATCAAACTCCCACAATTCGTGTGTCTGAAATCCTTCTAACCAGTCACCAAAGTCGTTCCAGTCTTCACCGTGCATGGGTGCAACGCTGTATTCGTCCCATCCGTCATAACCCGATTTGCTGTCATCGCGGATGTCAATGCGTCCAGCAGAGTATCGAATAGTTGGAGTTACACCATCGGCTTCAAGTAGTCCGCGCTCTTCATACCAGTGAAGATTAACTGGTCCCATCCAGTTGGTGCTGTAAGTAATCACAATACAAAGTCCTGTACAAATCCGACTATACCTAGACTTAAAGCAACTAATAAAAATACTTGAGCCATTCGCATTGCAATATAATCACTCATTGTCATCCTCACTTTTTACCATCATCCACAATATAAACAAACAGCAAATTAAACCAGCAACAAATTCCATTACGAACTCTCTGTTAAAAATTCTGGATCTGGATCTTGATTGTTCCAGATCTCTTCATAAATGTCGGCGTTATTAGCACCGTACTTTTTTACAAAGTCTTCTTTTGACATATTGATCGCATCTTCTTGCATATCGAAAAAGTCTTGACCCATTCTGCTCATTAGAATTCTCCTACTGTTCCGTACTTGTTGTAATACTCAAGGGCACTACGATCATACGCGGTCGATGCCCGAAGCTTACGCATTTTCTCAAAAAAATAATCTTCGCGCACAGCCTCGTGAATTGCCACCAAAGCCTTGATGTATCCACGATTTTGTGTAAAAGTTTTCAGGAGCTCATCCTGTTTCGCAAAGATTTCCTTAGCGCCTGGTACGTCAATGTTTCTCATTACACTACGCTCCGCTTGTTGTTGATCTTGATCTTCAAGTATTCCAAATTGGCAATAGCACCACGGAATCCTTCCAATTCATCTTTGGAACCATCAGCTACCAAGTCTTCGTACATGCGATCCAAGTCAACCTGCATTTTAGCGACTGCACACATCATATCCCAACGCTTTTCAACACCAAGCTTTTTCTCTAACTTATTCATCATTTTCATAATCTATTCTCCTCATTTCTTAAGACCATTATACCAAGTCTCACGGAAATGTACATAACTATTTTCACAAAAGATGGTATAAGCTTATCAATCACTTACGCTACCATCTTCAAATGTTTGCAACGGCCGTGGAATTTATATCCAGTACACGTACAAGTATTGTTATTCTTGTTGACTAGATACATCTTACCATTTGAGCCAGAGACTTCAACAATCTCATCGTCATGCAACTCTGGTACTGTACCAATTGTTTCGAACTTACGTCCGCGCGCGTCAAACTTCTTTGGCTTACTGTACTTATCTAGGCCACGAGAATAATCTGCAACTTGAAACCAAACAAGTTTGTCTTTTTCATTAACATAGTATAAATGTGGCTGATAATGAAAACCATCAACCACACCTGTTGTTTCACGTAGAATACGAATCATTAGAACTTTCTCCATTCACCGGAGATTAAAAGATACGCGATGGCGACACCTGTTACTCCAAGTACCAGCATCACGTCAAGATAGTTTGCAGTATAACCCATTAGATGTACCTCACAATAT